GAAATAGAACCATCCTACAATTCCTTCAAAATCTCTTGATACATATCTTGCAGGTCCACCAACATATAAGCTATCCCAGTTGCCATCAACATTTTGTTCAATAGTTTTCATTGAATATCCGTCTGAATCTTCAATTACAAGCCCTGTATGTCCATATGAATGTCCTGCTGTATATGTTGTGTCCATCACAAATACTGCTCCAGCTTTTGGTCTACTGTTAAGATCTCCTACAACGTTATACTCAACTTTATATCCTAATGCTGCTGCACTGTTTAACAAGTCAATCGCATTACCCCACAATGTTTTACCAAAGAAATAAGAGCTTAAATAATTTGGTAAATCTACACATTGGGTACCATATGCTCCATCTTGGTCAACACCTATTCCCAAATTTGCTATTCTTTTTGCCTCATTTACTAAATCTATTGTTCTAACCATTATTCTTTTCCTCCTGTATTTTGAATAAAATAAAAAGACTATTACTAGTCTTGTTTTGGTTCTTTATAAGTCAAGGCTTGTTCACTGTCTGAAAAGCCTTTTGTTGTAGGGTCGTTGACTATTCCTAGTAGACCTAACATAAGAAATACTGTGTCAACAATTCCATTAATATTAGTGTTGAACATTTCAGTATTTAAATTATAACCTAGCAACATTGCAACTTGTTTAATAAGTAACAATAACGCTGCTATAAAAGCTATTACAAAGCGTTTATTCTTAAATCGTACTTTCCAATTTATCATATTTAACACCTCCTTTCATTAATTAATTTTGCGGCCATGGCTCATTAGTTAAATAAGATATTGAACTTATTCGTATATCTCCAATATCTCGGTCTGTTGGTACTGGGTCAGTGAATTGGAATCTTAACTGGTTATAATCTCCATTTCCACCTAAATACCATGTCCCATAAGAAACGCCTTTATCATTATAAATATTTCCAATAAGTGAAGCTTCGGCTCTATAACCTATTGGAATCCCACCATTTTGAATAATATAACAATTTCGTTCTCTGTCAGAGCCTTGTAAAACATATCCGGCTCCACCTCTTCTAACGATACCAAACCAACCCCATGACAATCCTCCAAACTGATAAGACACAATATTATTTACACGTCTTATTTTGACAAATGAGTTCCCTAATTTTGATACAGAAGGCAGTATTTTCCAGCCAGTATCTCCAATCAACACTTCCCAACCTGTGTTACCTGTTCCGCTTTTCTTAATCCATTTCAAAGCTCCGTTGGTTACTGCTTCGTCTACATAAGTTGTCCCAACAGGCGCAGTAACTACTCCGTTCGGCATTCCTCTTCCGTGAATTTCCCACTGTTTAGCTTCGATTACTTTTAATCGCTTATCTAGTTCGGTTGTGTTACCTGTGTTTCCGGTGTTGGTTGGTAAATATCTTTGAATTGTTTTATTTGTGATTAATTCAATATTATCACTATCTCCAAATTCATAATCAGGAGTATATCCTTCTGGAATTGCTTTAGCTAACGTATATAAAGCTAAATCTAATTCAGTGAAAGTAAAATGACCTCTGTAAATTTTACGTTCATTAGCATTAACGAATACTCTTCCGTATAATGTATCATCATTTTTACTTCCTTTTACTATTTGTGAATATTCACGAGCGTTGTTAAATCCTGTAAAGTAAAAGGGAGAATCTGCTGTATTTAATTTAAAACTTATCTCTCCTTGTAAGTTTTCTATTTGTTTTTTAGTTGCAAAATCATTAGTGTCAACATTCCCACTAGATTTTATATACTCTTGATAATTTCTATTTGTTAGAATGTCAACACGTTGATTTTCATCTTTATAGTTATAATTATCCGGAAAAATCTTAGCTAATGTATACATCATATCTTTAAAATTTGTAAAACCATTTTTACGGTACACTTTAGTTTCTGTTGCGTTTTTGTAGATATCTCCTATATATGTTTCTTTAGCTTCTTCACTAAGTCCTGTTGTTACTTCATTGAAATATTCTTCAACACCTTTTTCATTTGTTGAACTTCCCAAAACACCACGGGTTGCACTTACAAAAGTATCTAAATCAACGTATTTCTCTTGACCTTCTTCATTTAAGAAAGCCTTTCTAAGTTGTTCTTTAGTAACGAGGTTGTCAACTGTTGGTTGACTATTCCTAAGTTCGTCTAACTGTTCTTTAGTAGCAAGTCCGGAAATATCTTGGTGCTGTGTTAAATAATGTTTGTCTTCTAGTTGTGTAGTTGTTACAAAATTACTAGTATCGATATTAGCTGTTACTGGTCTATCTTTTAATTCTTTGATTTCCCTTTTAATTTCACTATCATCATAGCTTGATGTAACTGGTCTGTTTTCTAATTGTGTAACTTTAGCAGCAACATCATCAACAGCTTGTTTTGTAGCTAGTTTGCTAATATCCTGATGTTGAGTTAAAAAATTCTTATCATTCAACTGTGTTTCAGTAACATAGTTAGCTAGTGATTGATGTTCAGTTAAATATCCCTTTTTCTCAACTTCTTCTACAGCCTTATTTACAATAGTTTCACTATTCGGTATTTCAGTCTTCAAAGCATAATCTGATAATTGAGTATTTGATACTAAATTAGATACGTTAGGGATATCTCCTTTTAATGCGTACTTTTCATTCGCTTGAGCTTCTGTTAAGAATTTGCTACCTTTTTCAATCTCCTTAATAGCTTTGTCAAAGTCTTCTTTAGTAAGTACATCTACTCTATCTACTATCATGCTGTTAGCAAAAAAGCGTTCTTTTTCCGGTAGTTGACTAGCTTTATCTATTTCAGATAGGTTGACTTTGAATTTAAATCTGAATATGTCGCTGTTGCGTTCTTCTTTATCCAGGTAAATATAACAAACAACCTCTTCATTTTGAGTGATTAGAGAGGTGTCAAAGTTAAATTTGATTTTATTATCTTCTACCGTTCCGTTAGTTTTCCAATAGCTACCACTTCTCAAGAATTTAAAAAGTGCTACTACATTTTCATTAGTTAATGTTCCTTTTGAAATTTCAAACTCAAAAGCCCCGTTATTCTTATCGTGTGAATATAGTTCGCAATAGCTATCTTCTACATGTCTTATTTTTGTTGTGTTTTCTATGCTTAATCTAATTATTTTTTCCAAGATAGAATCACTCCTTTTCATTTAATGCATCTCTTAGTTTCTCTAGCCTCTTTTTTATCCCCTTCGGAAATGGCACCCCTATTGCAGCTAAGTTCTCAATAAGTGATACCCCATACGTCGCTATGAAGAAGAATATAAAAGCTGTTGCTACTTCTTCAAAACCTATATATATAAAATAGGGATATACAGTCACAACTAAAACTAATACTATCAGATGCTCGATTAACCCACGTCTTCCAATTGTGGAGTTAACCGTTTTTGTAACCCACGCTTTAGCCAGCCCAGTAATAATATCAAATACTATAATTCCAGCTAAAGCGTGAATGTAAATGTCGTTAAATAATTCATAATATTGATTAGTAAGTTCAGCTAATGTTATGTGCAATGTTTGCACCTCCTTAAAAAAGAGCGGTTAATAACCGCCCTTAAATCTTTTAATTTTGTTCGTTGTTTTCGTTTTTTTCTTTTGCTATTTGTTCGTTCAGTGTAGTGATAATTCTATTGTAACTATCGTTTATTTGAACTATTTCTTTTGTTTTCCATTCATTTAATATATCGGATAATATTCCAGTAATTATAAATGGTGGTAAATCGTAATCTCTAGCTGATATTTCTACAAATTTTAAAATATCGCTTTTCACATTTGAAATTTTAGCTTCTATTGGCATCATTATTTAGTTCCTCCTTAAAGAATTGTAGAATATATTAATATCCCGTTTTTAAACTTCAGTGTGCCGGAAGTCCAGCCGTAAACCCCATTCCCTTTATATGTAACTTTATGAACAATAGGTACTTCAGCCGACTCCCCTTCTGAAATTACAGCATTCTTAATTTCGTACCCATGAAAATCAACGTTACAGAAAGCATTTAGTGTATCCTTATCACACTTTTCTATAGACTGTGAGGCGTAAACCCACTTCATGCTGTAAAAATCATCGTTAGGGTCATCCCTATTCGACCAGGCCATATATTTCCCTTTACTTGTATTATAATTTTCCAACATGAAATTTATTCCCAGTTTATCAGGGTGATTTTTAAGATTTATACACCCCATATTCCCTACTGCTTTACCGCTGTCAAAAAATTCATACATACCACTATTTATTCTTGCTTTTAGTTTATCTTCAGTAGCTTTTCCGTCATAAAACCTCATCTCTCCATCTTCAAACTGAATGTATTCAGATATTTCATTCCAAGCTATCCTTAACGCTCTAGCGTTTTGAGTTAAAGTAGTGCTGAAATTGTCGGTTGTTACAACATTCTCAATCTTATCTTTCATTACTTTAATTGTTGCTTCAGTTTGTGCTTTAGTTAAATAGTTTGTCGATAATGTTTCTTTAACACTTAGATTCACTTCGTTTTTAGCTTGATTAATTATTGAGTATATGTTAACTTCTTCATTCCTTTTAGTGTACCTAAACCCTAAATTTATTTCATAAAATCTAACATTAGTAATTTGTGACTTGTCAAAATCTCCTGTAAATTCTAAATACACAACGTCTTTATTATCATTTGTCTTATTAGAAACCCTCGCAAATAACACATTATCTTTAGCAGTCATAGGTTTAAAGTTTGTGTTAGGAATAGCTTTACCATCACTGCTTGCAAGGACATATTCACTAAAATCAATAGATATGGCACTATTATTAGGAGCTGTTGTGTCGAACATTATTTTGTAATAGCGACCCTCTTTAAAATCATTCATTGATTTAAGAGTAACAAGTTTATTAATTCCACCAGCAATTACATCAAAAGAGTTTTTCTCCAATCCTTCGTTGAAATTTCCTTCCCAAACTTCAAGATTTTTTACTTCTGTTGAATTGCCTAAAGGAGTTAAATTAATCGTTCTTGTTTCTGTTGGTACTGTGAACGTAAACATGTTAATACCAGCTACAAGTCTTTGTCTTTCACTGTTAAATATTCTTAATTCCTGATTAGCAGGGAAATATCTAAAATCGGCTACTAGCGTGTAAGTAGTGTTAGGTTTCATTGGTTCAAGTGTCGTATAGGTTAAATTATTACCGGTTTTCTTTTCAGCAACATTCAGAAGCGATTTTCCCTTAATAGCAACCTTGAATTGTTTGTCGTTCAGTTCACCTATTTGAGATTTAAATTGTTCTAATGTCGTATCAAAGGTTTTGTATTTATTAGTTACTTCTTTTATTAACTCGGGGTCGGGAAGATTATCCAATCTAGCAAAACATGTAGTTTTCAAGAACTGATATTCAACATCTAGTTTAATGTTGATAGTCGTTCCGTCTTTCTCACCATTTGAGTAATAAACGTTGGTAAGTTCACCGTCGTTATTATACGTTGCGTTTTCTTGCGTTTTGTTAAGACCGCCACCCCAAACCCTAGCCGTAAGGTTAAAACCGTTAGTGACTTTAACACCGTCGTAATAAACATCTACATAGAATTTAATGTTATTAGTTTTCTTACCTTCATAAGTTCCAGCTATCCTTACATTTGCTGATAATGAGTGAGCTTTTAAATCTTCAAGGCTCGGCATCCAATCTTTTGGCATATCGCCATCAACCGCCATATAAGGCTCAGCTATTTTAAAGTGTCCGTTCTTCGTTGAGAAAATATAGAATAGGTTGTCTGCCGGTGATGTAAAATCTTGTTGGACTGTGTATTCAATCTCTTTAATAACCCATGTATCTCTAGCGGTTCCGTTATCAAGATTAAACCCTGTTAGTGTCTTGTTACCTACGTGTGATTTCAAAGCCAACGTAATTCCGTTATCTACATTAACATCACTGTAAATGTAAATTGGTAATCTGATTACAATAGTTTCGCCACGTTTAAATTCTTTTTTAGAACTTCTAAACGAAATACCTTTCCAACCGTAATTTGTTTGTCCATTATTATTTATTTCTACAGAATTACGACCATTAAAGTCATTTTGATTAATAGTAGGGGCTGCACCATTCAATGTGTAAGAGCCGCTAGACTTTATTTCAGTATTTAACAATAGGTTAAAGTTCGGTGCTGATTTTCCGTCATCACCCTTCAATCTAACCCATTTAAAAGCCTTTTTATCGGTAGGTGTAACTGGTGATGTAGTTCTTGCTATCCCCATGTAAGCTTTTGGTTCACGTCCGAAACCACTACCGTCCGCATTGTCCGAATATACTAAATGTGTGTATTTGTCACCCGTGATTGATTTTTGTTGGATATCAAACCAATCAAAGTCGTTAGCTGTTGGCGTTCCGTTTTTAAAAACATATCCAAAATATCTATACTTGTGATACTGTGCCGGCTCGTTGGTTGGATAATCTGTGTAAGGTCTGTCGTTCTCGTGAATTGTGTACCAATCTACTTGAACACCCGTCCAATTTTCGTCCTCTGGTACTAATATGAACTTAAATAACACATCATCTACATCGCTGCCAGTTGTAAATACTATACTCTTAGTTTGCAAGGTATTTCCGAACTCTAATTGTCCCCAAGAATACTCTTGTGAAGTTTTGTTGTTTCTGAAATACGCCCATAATTTGTTATTATTCCCTTTCGCTCGTGCTGTAAGGGTGTATTTTGTGTTAGGTTTCAAACTTAAAAACATGTTCGCTTGCCAAATATCGCTAATATCATCATCATTAGTAATATTTACACGAGGTCTATTTTTGGCAAGTAAAAACGAATTGTCGTCCGGTTCAACAACGGTAAAATCTAGTCCGTTTGTACTGTTTGCGTATCCTTTGTACAACTTACCTTCAAATTTCACCTTAGTCCAACTATATTCCGTCGGGTCGGTCGGTGCTGTCGATTTATTACCTGTATAAATACCTATATATTGGGAATTCGGGTTATCGTTCATTTCTCGACCGTCAGCAAAGTTCGAATACTTCTTAAAGACGTACGCATTTTTTCCGTCAGTACCTCTTAATTCAGCCTTTTTACTTGCGAATGTCTTTATACTTTCTTCGTTGGCAATCTGACGAATACCATCAGCACTAATCGTTAAATCGTTGACTAATCTCTTAGTTTCTTCTTTAGTTATGAAATCTTTTCTAATGCTAGATTGAATAGCATCACGCATTTTTGTAAAAATGTTTTGTGTATTAACTTCACCAGCTTCAAATTGTTGTCTGAAACTCTCGTCAGAAACTAATGTTTTGATAAACGCTTTGTCAATCATAGCATTCTTAATTTCAGCAAAGTTTAATTGTGCTTGAATAGATTTAATCATTTCAGCTTCAGTTATTATCGTTTTAAGACGTGCGATATTTCCTTCAACTGCATCAAGAATTCTAGTCTTGACTATTTCCGGAATTTCACCGTCAGCTTCAAATAAAGCTTTTTTAACTTCAACTGCACTTTTCGATTTTTCTTCTAATTCGACTAGTTTATCTTCAATGCTTTTCTTGTCAAGTTTTAATAATTGGTCTAAATTTTTCTGAATTTTAAAAACATCTAATTTACTCTCTACTTGTTCTGCCACTGCATTATCAACCATGCTAGCCAGTGTAGTACCTAAATTAGATTGGATCTTACCAAAACCAATAGTTTTTAACTTACGTCCCATAGGGGAATAAGTGTATTTTGTGATTTTCTTCTTAACATCAAGATTAAATTTCTCATGGAATATTGTCACTGTGTCAAATATCCCAACAGGTACATCCGGTCTACCCACAACATCAATTTCTATACTTTCTTCAATTACATCACACAATGTAGTTTTGAAGTAGTTTTCGCCGTATTTTCGTAACGTAATTTCGTCAATAACATCTTGGTCACTTACATCTAAATTCCCCTCGTAAATGTTTTTATATTTATTAATCAACGGGCTGTCAACAGTAACAGCTATTACTTTATCTTTCTCGCCCTCTTTTTGTGAGTTAATAGTTTTTGTAAAGTGGATTCTTGTTCTTAAATCTTTTATAGATTTTTTCTGTTGGTATGATTTTAGATTTTTTTTATACATAAATAAAGCTTCTTTGTTACTTCCGCCATTACTTAATAATCTAATATCATACTTATCTCTAATTAAGTCTCCGCCCCATTGACCTATTATAGAATGTTTATCTCTAAATAAAGCATTTGCTACTGTCACATTTTTTAAATTAAAACTGTGAGTGTTAGCTATATCAGAAGAGAACGTAAATTTATGATTACGAATAATACTACTTGTAAGGCTTCTCATCACTCTATCGCCACTAGCATTATTAACGCTTATTTCAGTGATAGAATAATTATTTAGTAATGTAGCTACTTGATTCGCATAGACAGTAATATAGGCGTGATGTTTTTCTACTTCAAATATGATGAATTCTTGTTCTCCGTGTAAGTCGTCAGCTAATAAAAGTGTCTCTTCTGCTAACTCTTCCCACAATGGATTATTTGTTGGAAATTTGAAACTTAATTGATATTTACTATTCCCTTCATGCTCTATTTCATCATTATAAGAAAAATTAAGAGGGATTTTTCCCTCTTTTAAATAGATCATACACGCCACCTCCAATTACCTTTTATTTTGATGCTTGTAACATTCCCGGTAGTTACAACACCTTGCAATCCTGGGGGTATTTCAAAGAACCCACCTTTTTTACGGATTGAATTTTTTAAAACATTATTTTTATCATATATATTTTGTCTTCTGTGTCTGCAATCTATAATCGCTTTACTATCCAAAGTTAAAAACATAATTTGACTACCTATAGCCAAACTTACTTCTCCATTTCCTTCTATTTCAATTATCGGTTCCGAAAATACATTTCCAATATTATTGATAGTACCTTTAGCTGTAAGTCTTATTTCAGTACTTTCGTTAGTATATCTAAATGGGTCAAACATTAACTTAACACTAACTAACCACCTTGAATTACCTTGCTTATTGAAAGTAATATCCACTAAATCAGCATAATATTTAGATGATTTTAAATAATCAAACTCTATTGTATTATCGAAATCTTTTAATAAATTACTTAACTCTATTACTTTAGCAAAATTAACAGCAGAGATTTTCAAAGTACGTTCTTGACTTTCAAAAGCTTCATCATGAAGTATATAAGTTCCGTTAATACCATATATTTTATTTTCTTCTGATATGCGTTTTTTTGCTACTTGAATCTCTCCGCCGTCAACTAACACATAGTCTTTAGGAGGTAAAATTACATCATTAATCTTAATCATTATTAAATACCCTCCCTTCTAACAAATGTCATTTGTCTATCATATGAGTTTTTAGCTAAAATTTCACCGTCTAAATAAGTGTTAATATCTTTATTTGAAATATCTTTTAATAAGTCTTGTACAACTTCTAACGCTTTAATAACATTACTATCCTTATCTTCTAAAGAAAAATCAGCTGTACTCATATCTTCAATTTTTAAATTTTTAGATATGCTAGCTCCTATTTCAAAATCTGAAATATCATTTGTAAAAGCTTTATTAATATCTTTAGCCATTCCACTAACAGTATTCTTTACAGTTTCAAACTTATCTGAAAGTCCTTTGTCTAAACTTTCCATAATTGCATTACCAGCAGGTATTAGTAGTTTTCTGTCGTACTCAATCGGACCTTTGTTGTCTCTAATCCATTCAGCTATTCCGCTTACAAAACTTCTAACGCTTCCCCAAGCTGACCTTAGCCCATTAAGGAATCCATTAATAATAGCACTACCTGCATTCCATAAGTTGATATTTCTTAATGAGTAGAATATGTTAGAAACGCTACTTACTAAGTTGGACACTCCGTTTCTGAATGAGTACCAAGCATTCTGTGCTGCACCCACTAATCCACTTATTATGCTTACAACACTTGACCTAATACTGTTCCAAGTGTTGACAGCTGTATTTCTTACTCCATTTATTAGAGATGAGAAGAAATTTTTAAATCCTTCCCATAAAGCTCTTATTCCATTAATTAATCCAGTTACTATTGTTATCACAGCTGTTTTTAAACCATTCCAAATAGTTGAAGCTGTTGTTTGTAGGAAGCTCCAAAGAGCAATCATTCCATTTTTAAAACTTTCCCAAGCATTTATTAATAATGCTATAAGAGTACTGACTATTGTTGATACTACTGTTTTGATACCTTCCCAAACTTTCTGAATAGCTGTTTTAATACCATCCCAAATAAGTTTTAAATCTTCTTGAAGTTTCCCAAAATTTCCAGTTACAAAATCAAGAATGATTAATACAGCTCCCATTACAATAGATTTAATAAATTCCCAAATACCTTGAATAGTCGTTTTAACGCCATCCCAAACAGATGTAACTCCATTCCTTAAAATGTTCCAAGCATTAGTAAATCCTTGTATAAACGGCTGAACTATAGCCATTATTGAGCTTGTGATGAAAGTCCACGCCGCACTTGTTGTTTCTTGAATTTCAGACCATAGACTAGAGAAATATTCAGTTACACCTTGCCATAGAGCTTTTATTTTTTCTACAGCAGCACCCCAAATAGCCTGAACTCCAGACCATAAGGTTGTTGCTCCTGTTGAAATACCGCTCCATATACTACTAAAGAATTCTACGACACCCTGCCAAGCTTGTTTTAAAAAGTTGACAAAACCTTGCCAAATTTGTTTACCTGTTTCAGTTTGTGTAAAGAACCAAGTTAATGCAGCTACCACTGCCGTTATTCCTACAATAAGTGCAGTCATAGGGCTTAAAATCATTACAGCGTTGAAAATTGCCATCGCTGTTTTTGCTGCCATAATAGCAGTTTTGAATCCGTTTATTAAAGCAACAATAGGTCCGAGTATCTTCAGTGCTATAAACTTACCAACAATATAACCTAGTGCGACTTTCACTAAGGCAAGTGCTACCTGATTTTCTCGTAAATATGAAGTGAAACTTTTTATCCATTGTGATATTACTTTTAATACGTTACTTAAAAATTCAAACGCTAAAGCTACACCACTAACACCACTTTCAGCAGTGTTAATTCCTAATAGATCTCCGATAAAATCTCCAACAATTGCTACTATATTTTTTATTGCTTCCCAAACATTTTTAAAAGCAGTTCGGATATTATCAGCAATGCTAACAATTGAATCAGCAGTTCTTTCATTAATACCTAATGCTTTTATCAAGTCTATCCCTTCTTGTTTAGAAATTGACCCTGTCAACACATTAATGAATGACTCTACAGCTCCAGAAACCTTAGTTAAATATCCTTGAATTTTGTTTACTACTTCATCTCCAAACACACCTCTTAATTGCTCAGCTAGTCCAGAGAATGCACCTATCACAAGAGATGGTAATCCTTTTAAAATATTTCCTACCATTGGTAGAAAGTTACCTACAAGGAAAGTCATTGTTGTACTAGCTAATTGTTGTAGAGCTGGTTTAATATCTTGACCTAGAGATAGATTACCTATCAAGTTTAAAAATGCTGCTTTCATAGAAGCAAATGAACCTTGTAATGTTGTAGCTGCTTCTTTTGCTGTTGTTCCTGTAATTCCTAATTCGCCTTGAATTACGTGAATTGCTTCATACACATCTGATAGGTTGTTAATGTCATACTTAACACCTGTTAATTTCTGTGCATCAGCTAACAGACGTTGCATTTCTTGCTTAGTACCACCATAACCTAATTTTAAGTTATCCAGCATTGTATAGTTTTGTTTTGCGAATCCTTGATAAGCATTTTGGATAAGCTCCATTGATGTACCCATCTTATTAGAGTTATCAGCCATATCAACCATTGCTGTGTTTGCTACTTTTGCAGCTTTTGCAGTATCTCCACCTAATGATTTAATTAAGCTAGCACTAAATCCGGTTACAGTTTCCATATAAGCATTAGCAGAGAGTCCTGTTGTCTTGTAAGCTTCATTAGCATACTGCTTAACCTTATCAGCATTATTTTTAAATAATGTTTCAACACCACCTAGAGACTGTTGGAGCTTTCCACCTTCTGTAAGTGATGCTGCAAACAACTTACCTATCCCAGCTGCAATTACTGCATTTTTAATTGTTGAAACTAGAGTACTCCCAGCACTCTTTCCAGCACTTGAGACTTCTCCATCTAGTTCTTTTGATATCATCCCTGATATCCCTTTTGCGGAAGGCATAATTTGTACATATGCTTTACCTAAATTTGTTGCCATATTATCCTCCTTCCTTCAATATTTTATTTCTTATTCTTTCAAACTCCTCACCAGTTGTGAATGCTAATTCCTCTTTAACTTTAACAGGTTTATTGATACCATCTACAAGTGACTTAGGTTTATTTCTGCCTTTTTGACCGTCTTTTGTTTTAGCCCAAACTAACAGACTTAATCTATCCACAGTTGAAGCTAGTAGCATAGTATCTAGCTTAACTTTTTGACCTGACATTTTCATCTTAATTCTAGAGTCATCTCTTAAGCCATTACAAAAAATAGCCACCGTTTCTGGTGGCATATCTTTGTAATTATAGATTCGATAAGTTTCAGCTAAGTCACAAATTACAGCATCTTCATCAGTATTCAACATACTAGCAAGGATTACTATTTTTTTAATCGTTCTTGAGCTTTAAAGATATCTTCAAGTTCTGCTGTTATTTTTTCAGTGTCTACAATTCCATCTTTATCTCTAACATGATCTTTTAATTTTTTTGTTCCTTCTTTTCCTAATAAAAGATTCATCACTCTTGGTAAAGCAAGAGGATTAGTATCTAATTCTCCTAACGCTTCTACTAATTCATAGTTTCTTACATTTTTTTCTGAAATAGAATATGCGAATCCTGTTTTAGTTACACCTGTTAATTTTTTCATCCTACTTATCTCCTATCTTTATTTTTTTTTAATATATTCGTAGTGAGTATTTCCATCAGTATCTGGGAATGCATTTAGAGTAGTTTCGAACCCAACCATTTCAGAGTCAGCATATTTAATTTCTCCTACTTCACTAATTTTTCCGTTAGGAATTACAATACGTTTTAAGATGTCACCTTTTAGCACCATCTCAATAACAACTGCATGTTGTGATAATTCCTTAGTATTCGCTTTAATTGTAATACCTGTTTCAACATCTCCACTTACGTTATCTTTTCCGTAAATTTCTTTTAAAACGTCAATATTTAATGATTCAATTAAAGTATAAGAAAATTTATCTGTTTTTTCAGTCTGTACAGTATCAACGATATCTCCGCCCCACGCTTTTACATTCTCAGTACTAGCCGTGTTTTCGTTAGTTAGCCCATCTTCTGAAATATATCCTAATGCTTTAAAAGCAGCATTTAGTCCTGTAGTTGCATCAGTAGGAAGAGCCGTTCCTAATGGTGCTGAATAAATAGCTCCACCTATTTTCGGTTTCGCTGATGTTACATTGCTTACATTTGCCATTTTTTAATCTCCTTTTTAATAATAATGAATATCGAATACAGCTTGATATCGGTATTCTTTAGTCTCTAAATCAGTATAATTATAATCACTATTTAAACTAACTTTTGAAACCTCAGACACGGTTATCAAGTCATACATTAGATTTTTAATTTTTTCGTTTAATTTAGCAGCTTCAAACATAGAAGCTCCATAACTTTGAATTGCTATTGTTGATGAATTTAAAAAGTTTTCTCTACTTCCGCTTGTTTTTTGAATTACTATGAATTGTTTAGGTAAATTTTTCTGATGTTCAAAAACAATTGGTATATTAAGTGTTTTTGATAGATATTCTTTGACAATAAGTTCAATCATTATCTCATTGCCTTTAATAAAGTGTTATTTTTGTTGTTATCTCTAATAGCCTTACGTGTTTTTGTTTTAACACTAACATTAGCCCTATTCTTACCTACGAATGAATTAATTTCATAACCATCTCCTGCGGCTTCTTGAATACCTCTAGCCTTATCTCTAAGTACTTCAATCATTTCAGGACTTTTCATTAGTTCTGCCACACCGCTATAGTTTAATTCAAATTTTTTACTCATATCTCTCTACCATAATCTTTCTATTCCAACTTAATGGAATCATTGATTCAATACCTTCTTGCGGAATACCTATAGTTCGCCATTTTCTTCCGAAAAATACAACTTCTCTATTTTCCCAAGTGTTTTTATCACCTTTAGGTATCCCCAGTTGGTATTCAGCCTTTTTACCAGTTAAATTAACTACATTTGTGACATCTTCAGTTTTAACAGGGGCTACTATCACATTTTTTACGACTATTTCTCTATCAACAAAAATAGGATGATTAAATTCATCCACTCCATTTTCTGTTTTATCTATCAAAACTACTTCTATTCCTTTAAGTAATGTCATAGAAATCAATTACTCCGTATCGTTGTTTTTTTAGTCCTAAACGTTTCAACTCACTATCTTTTATAAACAGTCCTCCACCAGGCACTAAAAACGAGCCTGAAACAGAGTATCCAAGAGCCGACTCAGAATATTGAGTCATAGGCTCTTGATTAGTAGATGTCATGAGAGTTCTTGCCACAATGTCAACAACGACTGATTTCACAAGATAAGAATAACTCTCATCTTGTTTAACTAATAAATCTAAGTCTTTCTTAACTTTTTTAGCTTCAACTCTAAGAACGTGTGAAACTGTTCTTAAAAGCTCCTCAGAACGGCACAACTCATGAATCTCAACTTTTCTCCATAAAATTTCTAAATCATCAACGCTAGCAAAAGGTTCAAGTGCATTCATATTACACCTCTATTCTTTGTCAGATTCCTCTTCTGACTTAGTTTTTTTAGTAGATTCTTTAACTTCTTTTACAAGCTCCCAATCTCCTGAAAGCTCACTCACTGTTACTATCTCTACTTCAGTTTCTTTATGCTTATAAACGTACATAAGTTACCTCCTACGCTTCTTCTACACGAGCGAATGCTTTCTCATCAAGAATTCCCCATCCGATATAAGCTTCCGTACGTAAAAGAATTTCATTGTATGCTTTTAAGTCTCTACCTGCTCCATCTGGGTCTCCATATTCAATAATTTCCATAGGAATGTTTTCAGCATATCCCCATTTGAATCTATTTTGGAAGTCCCCAACAATAGCATGATTTTTCTTACCTTTTCCACTTTGTGCAGTTAAAGTTTTGTTAATATCTAACTCCATACCAAAGAAATTATCTGGACGTTGTCCGAATCTGAATTCTGGGAATTGTACTACATTATTAACTTTAACCTTAGACATTGCTTGTCCTGCAGCTGGTGACATTGCAATTCCAGTTACTTCATTGTCAGTCGCAACAATAGCTTGAACTGCATCATCGATATTGCTATCAATCGTCGCAGCGTTGTAAGTCACAACATTTCCTGTTACTAATCCGTCAAATGAGTTAGTCGCTTTGAAACTTGCATCAGTTAATCCTTTTGGTTCTAAACCGTGGATAGCTGCGATATCAAATGCTTCAGCTATTTTCTTAGCGAAACCATCTGCATAATGTTTTAAGAAGTTTAGTTTTTTCTCATCAGAAGCATGCATGAATTCATCTGTAATACGTGCTTGATATACAAATTTTAACGGTGTAATAACTTTAGAAGTAATTACAGCTTTCCCAGCTCCTTTTAATTCTCCTTCTCCTACAATTTGTGCATTACCTTCTAAATTAAAAATAAATTGTTCAGTTCCGTTAAACGGAATAGGTTGTTGATTTGATAATTTAGCAAGAGTTGAGCGTCCTTGCACTTTGTTCATAATTTCTGTTACTAATTCTGGGTTAAATAAAGTCCCTTTTTTTGTTGCTGTTGATTCTGCCATTTTTTTATTCTCCTTTTTTTATCTTAAATTTTTAACAACATCACGCCACGCTGAGTCCACTCCTTTTTCTTTAAAAGCAGGTTCTTTATCAGCTAATGGTTGTGTATAATTTTTAACACTTACTAATGATGCAAGACGTTCTGCATCCTCGTTCAAACTTTCTTCAGTATCACCTTGCAGTCTGTCTGCCAAGTCAAATGGTAGTCCGTTCTTCATGGCAATTTGTTGCTTAAGTGATTTATTTTTCCAAGCAGTCACATCTTTTTCAAGGTCAGCAATTTTGCTAGCTGTTGTGCTTTCACTTGTTTCTTTTTCTGTGATAGCTTGTTTCAAGTTTGTATTTTCCGTCTCTAAATTTTTTATTTTTTCTGCTAAAGTATCGTAATCAGAGTACTTAGCTTTCTCACGGTCTAATCGTGATTTTATAATTGCATCTAATTGTTCTTGAGTTTCAATTACTTTAAATTCTGTCATTTATATTCTCCTTTATCCGGATTACCCGTCCGTTCGGTAATTTAAGCTAATTAATAGCTTATCCTTTGTTTTTTCTTAGGCTTAATCGAATGACAAGCCCAATGTGCAAGTAATGCACTATCCAATAACGAAATATCCATATCATCAAACTGTGACTTATATCCAAATCCACCATTAGTACCGATACTACGTTTTTCACAGTTAGTAGCTACTTTTCTTAATGACGGTTGACCGTTATGACAAATAGTCTTTTGGAATATACCTTGTTCGAAAACTGAGTTAGCTGTGATTATCTCTTTAACGGTTGGCAATATAATGTTCTTTATCTTATAATCTTTTAACTCCTCTTCTAACAATTTCTGACCGCCAGCACCATCAACAACGATGTTTGCTACGTCAGCGTTTTTTAAGAAATTAATCAACCACATATTACCGTTTCTTAAACTTTGACAATCAATAGTTTCAATAAAAATACGTTCATCATTAGTCCTAACTGCAATGCTCATGCTTACATTAGTTCCATCATTTCCGTATTTAATACCAACGAATAACTTGCCTTTAAAATTAAGTTTTCCATTTATTTGCAATCCGTCCCACTCCCTCTCACTAATTACAGATTTTTGAGAGAACGATGGCCAAAAACCAAGACGTTGAACATTGTGATCCAGCTTATCTTCACCAAGCTCAGCTTCAATTTTCCTTTCAGTTAAATGATAACCTAATGAAGGATTAGAATTGTACCAAGCATCAATATCGTTTATTTCTTTTTCAGCCTCAACAGACCATTCCGCCCATCCAGAGAATTTACTCTTTCCGAATAAGCAAGATTCACGATATTTAGTAAATACAGTCCCTATTGACACTGGTGTAGGAGGTGTTCCACACATTACTGTCATAGGGTTTTTACTATCTGTAACTGTATATTTCAAAGCAGATTCTTGTTCAATCGTATATTCCTGTGCTTCGTCAATTATCATTAAGTCGAAACCTTCACCAAGACCACCATTTTTAGTCCTGGTTCTAAATTGCACCACTCCACCAGTGGAATATAGCTCAATTCTTTCTTGACCTTTAGCACGAATAGAATTAAAATCCTCACCATCTACATATCCCATCTTTTCAAGGTATTTTTTAACCTTTTCAAAAGATGAATGAGAGGTACTAATTCTGTGTGCTGTGTGTAAAATGTTGATACCTTGATGTAAAGCCCAAATTTCAAGAATATACACAATCTCTGTCTTACCGTTACGGCGTGGCAATGAATATCCAAATTTCTGATGCGTCCACAGTCCTTCTTCATCAATCGCCATGATGTCTTTTAATAAATTTAACTGCCAATCATACACATCTAACTTAGTTCTTTTATATAGATTTACAGCTTCTTGATAGCGACTTTCGTTATAGTCTAAAATCACCGATTGAGTAGGAGTTTGTCTACCAAATTTTGTCATTTAGTCGCTCCTTTCCAATCCACCTAGTTTAATGCCATACGGTAGGGCAATTTATTGACTTTTTTTATTTTTTATATTATAATAAAGTTAAATAAAAGAGATGTTTATCCTCCTCCCCCACAATCTTTGGAGGGGGGTCGACATCTCTTTTTTTATTTTTTAATAACATCTTCTATGTTATTATCTTTTATTAATACTATATTTTTAACCCAGGTTCTATGTGGATTTTTATATAATCTATTCAATCTTTTATCTATATCTTCTCGGGATAAACCCGATTTTGTATAGTCCAACACAAAACTGCTAGCTTGTTTTTTCCCACTTTTTATGGCCGTGTCTATATTATTTTTCCCTGTACTAGTTATTTCTTTTAAATCATAAGCGATTCCATTTAGTAAATAATCTGGACATGAAATATTTTTAGGATTATGAAATTTAGGATTTAACTGTACTTCTAATCCAAATTTATTTGCTATCAGTTCAGCAATTTCTTTTTCTTTTACTGAGTAATCTAAGACAACATTTTTTCCATCGACAAAATACTTAGTCCCATTATTCTCCCAATACCTAGCTTCTACAACTTTAGGTTCTTTATAATTTTTCAACCATTCTGCTTTGATACTTGTATAAGGTAATTCTTTACTACCTTCTTTTGATTCATATTTTATTTTTTTAGTATGAACATCTTGTCTAACACCTTTTTTAGGAATATATTCAACGGTACAACGGCAGTTTTGATGTCGTCTATATACATCTTTAGGTACATCAGGATA